CGCCATCTTCAAAAGAATTCTGATAAGATTTCCTTCGAAGGTCTCATACTCGGCACTCAGGACGGCGAGTTCCTCGCCCTGCGTATAACGCCACACGAGTTCAACATACTTGTAATTCAAATCCCAATAGGTGGAATTATTTCCCGTGACAACTCCTACCTTGTACTCCGTATTCCTACAGGCCTCCGCAAGAGCCCCAACCTCCTTCAAGGAAGCCCGGACGCTGTCCGAGACTTTGAGTTGGCTTATGGCGGTGGCAGCGGAGCCAGCTTCGCCCTCCCCCAGAAACACCGCCAAGAATGCCAGTGTCTCCTCTGGACTGCCCAGCTTAACCCCCCTCGTATAACAAAGCGGCATCAGAATCGCATGCCCCTCATTCACTTCCGTGGCCATCGTGCCCAACGGAGTCAGTATCCCATTCTCCATAAATCCCATCTCGGCCAGCGACTCCAGCGTCGGAAGAACATCCCGCTGTGGCTCCTGTAGCGCCTCCAGTTGCTTCTCCAGATAGACCACAGTATTCTTGGATTTCTTGTAGCTCGGCCACACCTCCTGTAGAACTGCATACCAACGCGGGCCAATCCGCTTCTGCTTCCAGGCCTCCAGGGCGCGCTGCTCTACACGACGCGCAGCATTCGCCGTCGTCTTTATGTTGGCTTGAATCTGGTCATAATCCTGTAGAGCCGCCCGCTCCGACTCGGACAACACGATGGCGGCCAAGCGCGTCTTCTCGGCCTCCAACTCCACACGGCACCCACTTACAACCGAGGCGTGGCGGCGAAACCAATAAGAGTCCTTCAGAATGTTCAGCCACTGGAGATTCCCCGCCTGGAACGTCTTCAGAATGAAATCGTAATGGAACGTCATTCGCGACTGGAAAGTGGAGCGATGACCCGTCATCATTCGTCGAAGGTCCTCCAGGTCCTCGGGCTCGCGGTCCGGCATATAGAGAACGACTCCACGATCATCCTTTCCACGCCGGCCGGCGCGACCCGCCATCTGGATATACTCGTCCGTATTGAGAAGGCGCATCCCCTCCGTCGCCGAATCATATTTCCTGAATCCGGTGAAGATGACGGTCTTTGTAGGCATATTGATTCCGACAGCGAAAGTCTCCGTGGCAAAGAGCACCTTCACGAATCCACGACCGAACAGAATCTCCACGATTTCTTTTAAGATGGGAAGAAGGCCACTGTGGTGAAAGGCGATTCCCTTCTCAAGAAGCCCACGAATTGTGTGATACTGGGGAATCCGAAGAAGTTCATCGCCATACCGGTGAAGATGGAAATCCAGGATATGTTTGACAGACGCAGTATCCGAGGAGTCCAATAGAGTGTGCTCGGTTAGCGCCGCATAGCGCTCACAGTCCTTGCGACTGAAGACGAAGAAGAGGGCAGGAAGCTGTCCCTTCTCGTCCAGGCGGGCAATCATGGCGTTCATCTCGTGCGCGAAGGATTTAATCGTGGATTTCCGCTGGATGGTGGCGGCCTCGTAACCACCACGCCGCCGGTCACTCACCGCATCTTTATGGTGCTCTGCAGCGTCCTTGTCACGCTTCCTGGCCACGAGCCAAGCCTTATAGACGCCCCCATCAAAGTGCTCCTTGGAGTCCATGACCGTCATGAATTCATCGTCGCGATAGACCCCATGAATCAGCGGGACCACACGATACTGTGTGGAAATAAGATGAATCTGCTTCTGCTTCAGGTCACCGAGCCAGGCCGCAAACTCCTCGGGCGCATCAATCGTCGCCGACAGAAGCACCATATTGACGGCAGGAGGGAGCAGAATCATCGTCTCCTCCCAGACGGCCCCGCGGTCACGGTCATTGATGTAGTGGCACTCGTCAAAGACGACGGCGTCCAGGCGGTCCAGAGAAAGACTCGCCGTGATGCCCAGGGACTCGGTGGCCGTCCCGCGCTTGAATAGGAGATTGCGGAGGATTTCCGTCGTCATGATGACGACGTCGGCATCCGGCTTGAACTTAATATCACCTGTCATGATGCCCACACGGTCGGGGAACATTTGCTTCAGGTCGTAGAATTTCTGATTGCTGAGGGACTTGATAGGGGTCGTGTAGAAGACTCGGCCACCCTTTCGCAGACTGTGGGCAATCTGGTATTCGCCGACGAGGGTCTTGCCTGACCCCGTCTTGGCGGTCACAAGGACATTTTCGTCTCGGGAAATTGCGGCGATTGCGTGTTGCTGAAAGGGGTCAAGCGGATACTTATAGGTCTGCGCCAAGTCTGATGGAAGGTCCATACAGGCATCGGAGGGATTACGAATTGTCAGAAAGGGGGAGGGCATTTTGTATAAGTTACAGGGGTGCCAAATCTGGATTCAATTTTAGAGTTCGGTGTAATTTGATACGGGAGTCGTTCTGGCACGCTTCGTCAATTTCCGTCTGGGGGAATTGCTAGCGGAATTGCTAGCGGAATTGCTAGAGGAATTGCTAGCGAAATTGCCAACGGAATTATAATTCGCGACAACGGGGCGGCGGCGCTTTTTCGTGCTACCTACCGCCTTGGTAAGTCTATTATAAGAGCGATTGTTGGCATTATTTGAATTAGAGGAGGCTACCGGCGAATTCATCCGCATTTTAGACAGGTTGATATTCACTGAAGAATTCGCATTAGGGGCTGAATTCACAGATTCCGAATTCTCCTCGGAGGGAATTGTTGTTACGGAATTATAATTCAAGGAATTATTTAGCGCCGATGCCGGCGCGGATGCCGCGTTCGCCAGAGAATTTTCAGGAATCATCCCCGAATTGTTAGATATCGGTACAGATCTGCCACGCGTCTTGTAGGGTGAATTCTCATTAGTAGAGGCAGTGTTATTTCCGGAGTTTCCGGAGTTTCCGGAGTTTCCGGAGTTTCCGGAGTTTCCGGAGTTTCCAATTTCCTTGGCAAGAGATGATTTCAGCTTCCGTGTGCTACTTCTCAATGTCGTAACGAATTTCTTCGCCGCCCGTCTCGTCTCTGAAGTGGTCGCCGCTCCCTCCACCGATATAACAGCGTTCTCTACAGCCGTATCCAAGGTTCCTTGGAGTCTGGCCACCATTGACCGAACCGCGTTCTTCGCGTTCTTATTCGTGGGGGCATTAGACGCATTATTCACCGTCATATTCACCGAGCCTGTTTCACTTAGAGAGTCTCTGTCAGCCTTCATCATCTTGGTAATATACTCCTCGCGCTCATCCTCCGTAGGCTTATAGTAGGCCGCGCGAGCCACCCAGGCCTTCGCCTTCGGACGGCTTCTCTCAGGAATATCCGCAAACTCCTCACTGTATAATTTACGGATTCTCTCCAGCATTTTCGCCTGACCCGCATCAGCCTCTTTTTGCTTCTCAGACCGAACCGGCTTTCCCTTCGTAGTTGTCGGCTGATTTACCGCATACTCGTTCGCCAGACCAGCAGACGCTTCCTCCGCCGTTGTCGTCTCCTCAACATTCTTCGCAGCCTCTGTCGTAGTCTCCTCAACATTGGTATTCATCATATTGGCTCCATTATTTGTAGGCACGTTCGTAACTATATTTGTAGTCTCAGGAACATTTTCAGCAGCAGCCGTGGCTTTAGCCCCAGAGTCCATATCTATAGTATGCTAACATTAATAAAAACCACGGGCATCCTCCATCTTTTCCTCCTTCGGAGGAGGAGGCGCTACAGGAGCCGGCTTGGTATGGCGAATTGACAGAGCATACGGTATTAAGAACGCCAGTGTTCCAAACAGAACGTATTTGGAAAGGTCAGAGGACTCGCTCAGAATCATCGCAACTAACGCAGTCAGAACCATGAAGACAGTGTGGCCACCCAGAGCCCCCAGCTTATTCTCATTCACATAGGCTCGTATAATATCTACAATGGTATTCTGCCCCTTCGTCAAAACATTCACGACGCCATAATAAAAGGCGAGGTCATACACCACCTGGACACCGACCAGGAAACAGATGAAGATGAACGGTGACCACGCCCGCTCATAGGTTCCGTACATTGTCGTGTAGAAATACCGAGCAATCTGGAAAAGGATGGCAATCAACATCACGCAGGAGAGAATGCCCTCCAGTCCGAAGAATTCAAAGTACATATTGAGAGAGAGACCTCCCAGCCCGCCAATCCGGGCAGATACAATTGCCAAAAAGGTCGTAAAAAATCCGGCATTCAAGATTGTCGCGAAATCGTCTATTGATTCGTATTTTCCAATATTTGAAAGGTGTATCAGAGAGCTACTGCCTCCTCCTGTGGAACTAAAGCCACCGCCTTCCATATCTACAGGTACTCAAACAAAATAAACAGAGTCCTTGGAGAGGATGTCCTGGCATTGCTATTTGTTGGCCACCTGCGACGGCGGCAGCCAAAAGACCTATGTTGGAATTACGCCGGATCTGGACCGCCGTCTCAGGCAACATAATGGGATTCTGAAGGGCGGGGCGGTCGCGACATCCGGTCGCCAATGGGAGCGCATTTGCCATGTTCGGGGATTTCCTGACCATCGCGCGGCCCTACAATTTGAGTGGCGGTGGAAGCAGATTTCGCGGAAGTTGGTGGGGGCACCCCTGGCCAGGCGGTTTCAGGCCCTACAGACTCTGCTTTCGTTTGATAGGCCGACTACCGCGGCGGTTGAGTATACGTCTTGGCCAGTTCCGCCAGAAGTTGTTATGGAGACGGAGCGGGAATTGCCGGTGTTGAGCTAAACCGTTGGTTTGGCGAAATAATAATGTTCCTACGGAAACATTATTTTGTAGGGGGGTTGTGGAGGCGGAATTTCCGTTTTTTCAGTTTAACGAGGAGTATTCTTAACATATCAAGAGCGGTTTCCTTTTCACACTTTTTCACGGTTTCACATAAGACATCATATTCATTTTCCGTATAAACATCCGAATAGAACTCCCAAAACTCAAGAGCGTTTTCACTCATAATTGCCTTATATAGACTTACAGACTTCCAATGTTTTCTTTCTTTGAGGGGGGCTTCAGCCTGTTTCAGAGGGTTTTTCGTTACAGGAATCGTGGCGAAACTTTCGGTTGATGGCCAGGCAGCTGAAACAAGCTTACATTGTTCCAAAAGGTCATCCAGGCTCAATTCATTTTTCATAGAATTACAAGAACCGCAACAGGCCCTACAATTCTCCACGGAATATTTGCGAATTGTATTATTGAGGCGGTCAATACCAACTCCGTACATACTTTGATATCCGCATAAATAGCAGGGAGATTTTGTTAGCCAATCCCATTGGGTCTCAGTAATTTCAAAGGGTAGTTCTCGGTGCTCTGCCTCTTTTTTGTAGGCTGTAAAATTATGATAACTTGTGCGCGTATAATAGGTTGCCCATTCTTTATAAAATAATTGTGTAGGAATTGTTTCTTTCAATATTATTTTACATTTTTTAACAAAGAACATAGGGTGATAGAAAGATTTCATTCGGTTACATTTCCAACAGGCTGGGACACAATTTTCCTTTGTATATCCAATGTCATTATTTACACGGTCAATTCCGTTTGTTTCAGAGTCTGTTTGTGATTTACAGTAGTGACAGGGGCTCTTGACAAGTTCTGAGAAAGTTTCAAAGTCTAACTTGAAATCCCCTTTTCCTCTTTTTGGTGAATCTCTTATATAACTTTTATAGTACATTTCTAAATTTCTTAAATGTTCCTCCTTGAAGTTTCTTACACGATCTTCTCGCTTTTCATCTTGAACTGCCTGTTTTTCCGCGCAACTTTTACAGTTTAGGGATTCCTTCAAATAACGTGTATTATAGGGTTCGAAATCTACCTGGCATTTTATACAGCTTCTTTTTGTAGTACCAGTTTGCTGAGAAGCAACAATCATATTTTTACGTTTATTATAGCGGTCTGTATCTTTTATTGACTGTTTTTCTAAACACTCGTTACATGACCTTTTATTCGTTGTTAGAACATTGAAACAGCCGCGAGAAATATCACAATATTTTATATTCTTTTCTTTTTCTTCATCATAATATACATCACGCTCGTGCTTTTTACAATATTTTCCTTCTTTTACATTGAATGTACACCCATCATGCTTACATGGGTTATCTTTTTTACAGATTTTTGCTCTACATGCCTTACACGAGACTGTCCCTTTTTCCTTTTCATCTGCGGTCAACTCAGTATTACATCCACGAAAGAAGAACCTACACCAGTTTTTTCCGGCGACAATTCCCTCATCAAATACTTTATTTCGCAGATGTCTCCCACAATACGCATTTGTGTCTGGCGGAAATTTACACTTTTCTCCTCGTCTAGGACCCTCCTGAACTACTGCTTTACACGTTTCCATTATCTATAATATAAACGTATAAAGTGTTTAAGCCGGTTTTGTCACCGGATTCGGAAACACCCTGTCAATTTTAGTATATCAACATTTGACCCATATGATATAAACTTCCAGAAATACCAATCCATATGACGCGATTGCGCCACAAAAAAAGTGTCACCAGATTCTTAGTTGCTATAAGCCAATCCCCCCATTCCACTCATCACGCGGAGGACGTTGTAGTTCGTCGCATACACATACACGGACGAGCTCGTCGTCGCGCCCACCGCGTTGTTGGACACCGTCAGGAGGAGCGTCGTGTTATCAATGCGCGACAAGTTGCACGTGCCGCTGGGCTGGTGCTGCTCGGGCTGGAGCGCGAACGAGTACACGTTGATGCCCACCGCGGGGATGTTCGTGTGGTGCTGGAAAGGCTGCACCTCGTTGAAATAGCGGCCCTCGCGCACCTGGAAGCGGTCGTGGCCGTTCAGCTGGAGGAGCGCCGTGATTACGGGGTTCTTGCCCGCCATGCCCTCCACGCGCGTCACGGAGTAGCCCGACTCCAGCACCGAGCGGTCCCACCAGTCGGAGAAGTTGAAGGGCTGCTGGCCCTTCCAGGGGTTCACGATCGTGTCGTCGCACGACGTGAAAGAGTCGCGCTGGACCACCCAGATGAGCTCCTTGCAAGGGTGGTTGAAGTTCAGCTTGAGCTTGTTGGACGACGACGTGATCGACTCCTGGCCCGTGAACTGGAGCGTCTCGATCAGGTACTCGTGCGACACCTGGGCGAACTTGCGGCGCTCGTCCGTGTCCAGGTAGATGTAGTCCACGTACAGCGACGCGGCCACCAGGTTGGAGTTCGACACGCGGTCGCGGATCGTGTGCGCGTTGGACGTGATCTGGGGCGTGATGTCCCAGCAGAGGTTGCGGATGTCCTCGAACTCGAGGTTGATGCGCACCTCGTGGTACTGGAGCGCGATCAGCGGCAGCGCCAGGCCAGGGTTGCGGCAGAACCAGAACTGGAGAGGGATGTACAGCGTGTACTCGGGGGAGCACATCACCACCTCGTTCTGCGAGTTGGGCTCGCCAGACGCGCAGTCCGAGTCGCACGCCTCGCCGCCCTGGACGAGGAGGTTCGTCAGCTCGGGCACGTTGCCCACCATCTTGGCGTAGCCGGCCTGCTTGCCCGCCTCCTGCGTGAGCTCATTCCAGATGTGCAGCCAGATGCCATAGTGCTTGTCAATGCGCTGGCCGCCGATCTCAATCTCAACGTTGCTGATGAGGTTGTGACCGACCCAGTTGAGCCAGCGGAACTGGGCGCCCGAGCCGTCCGTCGTCGCGAGGGACACGCTGGGGAGCGTCGCCTGGAGGTACATGCGGTGGATCAAGTCGCCGTTGCGCTGGATCGTGCATGTCACCTTGCGACCGAAGCCAGGAGAGCCGTTGAAGGGGTTCTCAATGGACTCCATCGCGAAGTTCGTGTGGCGGCGATACACCACCTTGAAGAACGTGATCTGGGGGTTTCCCGTCAGGTACACGTCCTGAGCGCCGTAGGCAACGAGCTGCATGAGACCACCACCTGTCATCTTGGTTTATAACTTCTATTTAGAAAATAATTTCAGCAGAATGGAAAAATTTGGGATTCTGGCGAAGTCTGCCGGGAGGCTCTCATTTTTCAAAAGTAAAATGGGAACTATTAATTGCTCAGCCGTCTAAACAAAAAAACTTCTCATACATAGAATGGAGTCCAAAAATACCAATGCCTTTTTTAGCATTCGGCCCACAAGAAGAAGCAATCCAGAATCTCGTACAACCTTGGATGCCCTTCACAAATTTCATATGGAGCGAATCTCATCAAAACAACTGACAATTGATGCTATGCGACAGCAACATACGAGTTTAACTGATGAAATTGATTCGGCAAAATCGCCAATTGAATCCTCTGCGATTGAAGAGAAGCGGGCAGCGTGTGAAAAAGAGATTAAAAATCTGGAATCTAACTCCGAATTATACGACTACTTTTTGAATACTGGCGATATTCTGTATAACTATTATGACATACAGGCGAAAATTCAGAATGGCACACACGCTACCAAGAGGGTCGCTACAAAGGCGAAACCTGGGTCCATCTTGGCGGCCCTGGAGGTGGCATCAAAGTCAAGTGACATCAGTGGCGTCCCTGTTGAAGTTGGGAAGAAGGGGGAGGAGCTGCGCCGTGACAAATTGCTGGAGGAGTACCTACAGCGAATTGACCCTGAGCATGCTCGCGGCTCCCACGAGATTGAGTTTGAATCTTTTGGCGATTGTCCTCATTGCGATACGGAGATGATTTTCAGCGCGAACGAGGCGAATTTCACCTGTAGCAATTGCGGTTACCAGGATTTCGTTCTGGTGGATTCGGATAAGCCGAGTTACAAGGATCCTCCTAGGGAGGTCAGTTACTACGCTTACAAGCGTATTAATCATTTTAACGAGTGGCTGGCGCAATTCCAGGCGAAGGAGACGACCGAAATTCCGCAGGAGGTCTATGACGCAATTCTCTTGGAACTCAAGAAGGAGCGAATTATGGACTTTCGCACTCTGAAGGCTTCCAAGGTGAAAGAAATTCTGAAGAAGCTGAAATTCAACAAATACTATGAACATATTCCGCATATTATTAATCGGCTGAACGGGCAAACGGCGGCAGTGATGAGCCGCGAAATTGAGGAAAAGCTCCGCTACATGTTCAAGGAAATTCAGCCGTCCTTCCAGGCCCACTGCCCGAAGGACCGGAACAATTTCCTCTCGTACTCCTACGTTCTGTATAAATTCTGTGAATTGCTAGAACTGGATGAATATCTCCCTTGCTTCCAATTGTTGAAAAACAGGGACAAATTATATATTCAGGATAAAATTTGGCAGAAAATTTGTGCGGATCTTTCTTGGCAATTCATACGTTCGATATAATCGAACAATTGATATCTAGGGATGCGTTGCCGATACCATAATATCTAGTTACGATTCACACTTTTGTTCTTCATTGTAGAATTCGCAGGGCGCCCCTCTTTGATAGTAGATAACCGACGCTGAGCAATTATACGCTCCTGACTACGTCTCCGTTTTGCAATACTTTTTTGAAGCGCAGAACCCTTACGCGAGGACTTGGGTTGTATTAGACGCCCTACTGGAGTCGTGCCGCTGGTTCTAAATCCAGTAGAGTCGTTATTAGACGCATGCTTACGGCGTTGTGTTTTACGAGCTCCGCGTTTTGTATTAATATTTATTTGAACCTGTCTGGATGCCGCTCTGGCCGCTGTCGCCGCCTTTTTTGCGATAGCCAGATCCTTCTCCTTCTCGGTGGCGGCGACGACCCATTTTTTGCTAAGAGCCTTACACGCGGACATCGTGA